CCGGCTGCGACGAGCTCCTCAGTGATCTCGCTGGCCGTGAGCTCACGGTTGCCGAGGGTCTCGAGGATCAGGCGGCAGCGGGCGGCCCGCTTGGGGAGTACGGCGTCATAGCTGCGGCGCCGGGTCTCTTTGGTTGTCTGGTTCATGTGTTTCCTCCTTTCCGGCCAGCTCGACGCTGTCGGCTGGCGCGTCCTTGACTTCAGGCGTCGGCGCTTCGTTGCCCCACACGTCCCATCCCGGGGCAGCCTCTCGGGCGAAAAGCTCGATACGGGGCAGGTCTCCCATCAGCTCGACGATCTTGTCGCGCACTTCGGCGGGCTTCTGGCTGTGCCTGCGCAGCGGCGAGAATACGAGCTGACCGACGCCGGCGCTGATGCGCTTCGGCTTGCCTTTGATAGCGATCAGACAGGGCTCGGTATTACCTCGAGTCCAGCGGCCGAGGCCGAAAAAGTAGCCGTTTCCGCTGCGGTTCTGCTTGATCCACTGGAAGGCGATCGACTTGTATTTGAAGCCCCACGCCTCGATCAGGTCGAGGGCCTCCTGCATCTTCGGGTATGTGGCCCACATAAAGAGCACACAGTCGTCAGCAGCTATACCCCCCCCCGCAGGGTTGACGGGGAGCTGCTTCAGCTCGTTGATGCTCATGGTCGCGTACTGCGCGGCAGCCGCGCCCGAGCATCCGCTGTCGCTGTAACTCCACGGCGGGTCGGCGTAGATGATGCTGTATTTCTTATCCGGGAACGGGATCACGTTGTTGCCTCCTTTCCGAGCACTTCCGACTCGATGCCGTGCAGGAACTTGATGAAGCCGGCCGTCGCCGGCACTTCGTAGCGGGAGAGCTCTGCGTGCGTCATGTACTTGCGGCCGTAGATCTCGGCCATATCGCGCCAGACGGGCCACGGCACGCGGTAGAAGTCCGTCAGGCTCACGGAGACGAGCACGAAGGCGATGGCGCCGAGCTTGTGATGGGCCTCGAGGTCGTCCTGCTGCTCTTGAGTGAGCCGGCGCTGCTCGATGCGCTCGTCGTCGGTGTGCTTGGCCTCGAAGTAGATGCTCCGGCCGCCCTTCAGGGTGCCGCCATAGTCCGGCTGGGCCTGCTTGGTATAGCAGGCGAGAAACTGGCCCTTGCGGTTCTTGGCGCCGAGGGGCTTCATGGGCTCCGGTGTCTTTTCGATCTTGGCGAGGCCGCGGCTGAGGTAGTAGTCGCACGAGGCCGAGATGATATTCTCGAAGTAGCCGCCGGCGACTCTGGCCTGCTTGCCGCGGATCTGCGCCATCATGTGTTTTTCGGCTGCGTATGGCGTCGGGTCGTTGTAGCCCTCCGCGTTCTTTCTCGGGTCGTACTTCGTCACGGCGTTCAGCCTCCGATCTCGATGTGGACGCCCGGATCGGAGATCAGGCGGTCGGCGAGCTCGAGGATGACGCTGCCATCCAGCTCGATGCTGATGGGGCCGTGGTCGAGGTGCTGGTTGCAGACGGCCATCGCCCTGAAGGCGGGCAGGTGCAACGTGACGCTGCCGATGTCCGGCTTGTCCTCCTCGCTGTTTTCCAGCTCCTCGTCAGGCTTCAGCTCGCTGATGGCCTCGAAGCCGTTGCGGACGGGGATGCCGTGCGCCTTGGCGAGCTCGATCTCCGCGGCCATACCGGCCGAAGGGTGGTCAATACCGAAGGCCCACAGCTCGGAGCAGCCGAGCACCAGCTCGCTGCCGATTTTCAGGGCCAGCTCACGCTCCTCGGGGACGTTGTCGTCCATGAACTGCGTGAGATAGATGTGCGGGGTGACGGGGATGACGCCCTTCTCCACAGCCGCGCGGCTGTACTCCTTGGCGCGCTGGATGTTGTTCTCGTAGTCCCCGCGGCACGGGGAGCAGATGTAAACCTTTTTCATGTTGTTGTGTTCTCCTTCTGGTTCAGGGCTTTCGCCCATCGTTGTTTGTACTCGGCCGGCGGCTGCTTTGACGGGAAAAGAGAGAGCTGCACGGGCTTGGTGGCGTATCGTTCCTTGTTCCATCGGGGCTTTCCGGCTTTTGCGGCCTCCAGCGTCCAGCCCGCAGCCCTGAGACTCGTCCCGGGCTCGCTCTGGAGGATGAAGGTGATGATTTTGGCGTAGCCTTCCCGCTTTGCGCGTCTGGCGCAGGCTGCGTAAAGCGCCGAGCAGGCGTTCCGCGTGCCGTCCGTGCAGAGTCGTGTTACTTCGAGGGTGCTGCCGTTGTCGAGGTAGCGGCCGGTCGGCCTGCCGACGATTGCGACGCCGCAGAGGCGTCCGTCTTTGTAGGCTGCGAGTCTCCACTTGTGGCCGACGACTTTGCCGTGGTGCCTGTGCAGCTCCTCGACGTAGGCGTTGGCCTCTCTGAGCGTAGTCTCGCGGATCTCGATCACCTGCTGCGCCAGCTCTGGCCGGTGAGGGTGATGCCCCTGCACATTTCCATGAGCCGGTCGATGGTGGCCCGGGCCGTCATGCTGTCGTGGCTTTCTCGCGGCGTCATGCGGTCGATCAGGGCCTCGGTGTCGTAGTTGGTGGTCACTATGGTCGGCAGGTATGCCTCATAGCGGCCGTTGATGATGTTGTAGACCGTGGAGATCGCCCACTCGGTCGGCGGCTCCTTGCCGATGTCGTCGATCACGAGGAGCGGGACGGTCTTGTAGATCTTCAGGACGTCACTCTCGCTGCCGCCGGTCGCGGAGTAGGTGCGCTTGATGCGCTCCAGCAGGTCGATCATCGTCATGCAGATGACCGGCTTGCCTTGCGCGATCAGGTGGTTGGCGATGGCAGCGGCGAGGTGGGTCTTGCCGGTGCCCGGCGGGCCCGCGATAAACAAACCGTTGCGGCCGGGTTCCTGACGGCCGGGCTGCGGCAGCATGGTGTCGAAGCCTTCAGCGTAGCGCCGGGCGGCTGCCGCTGCGCGCTTGTTGTCGTCGGTGAGCTGGAAGGTGGAGAAGGTGCGCCGCAGGAAACGGTCGCCCATGCCTGACTCGCCGACGATGCGCTTGATGCGATCGCGCATTTTCTTCTCCTCCTCAGCCTTGGCGGCTGCGGCCTCAGCAGCTTCGCGCTCTGCCTTCGCCTTCTCATAGGCAGCCACGGCCTCGGGGCAGGTGCATCGCTCGGCTCCGTAGGGAGGCCAGAGGATGCGGTTGCCGAGCGGGATGCCCTTGTGGTAGCGCAGGGCGCCGCAGAACTCGCAGGGGACGGGCTCAGGGACTCCGGGACGGCCGGCGAGGCGCTCGTCGTTGCTCCAGATCCAGTTACCGGCGTCACTCGTCGTCGGCCGGCTTGAAGCCCTTGCCCCAGTCTCGGCCGGAGCTGTCGGGCTGTTCAGGATCTCGCTGATTTTCTGCACCTTCGTTCACCTCCTCATTGTCCCAGTAGCCGCCGTTGAGCCATGTGCTCGGGTTCGGTATGTAGCGCCCGTTCTCCCGGCGCCACTGGTCGCTCCGCTTCTGAGCGTCGACCGCCTGCATGATCCTCTCGTGGAGCTCAGCGGTGGGCTTGATCTTGTTCCACGCCTTCAGAGCGTACTGCTTGCCGGTCTTTTTCGGGTAGGCTTTCCAGAACTCGAGAAATCTGGCCTCGACGAGCGACTTCGTGCCGCCGTCACTCCCCTCGTCAGAGGGGGAAGGGGGTGTACTACCTTCTCTTGTCTTATCTTCTCTACTCTGGTCTACTCTGCCTCCGTCTTTCTTGCGGCTGTTTGCCGGTCGTCCTGCGGTCGGCGTTGGGTCGTCCGGCGAGGCGTCGGCAGACGCCGCAGCAGCGGCCCGGCGACTGCGGGAGCGCTCTTTCTCGGCTTGCCGCTGGTCGATCAGCTTGCCGGCGTACTCGTACCAGTCGTGGATCTCGAGCGTCCCGTCCTCTTTTTCGTCGATCCAGCCCGCCCGGATCAGCGTTTTCGCCAGCTTTTCGGGGTCTCCGTCCCACTGAGCGGCCCGCGAGATCATGCGCGGCGTGATGTCGACGAGGCTGCCGGTCGGGGCGTTGTCGAGGGCCCACAGCCAGAACGAGACGAGCAGCCCCATCATGTGCGGCGGCTCGACTTCGAGCTGGTCAGCAGCGTCGAACAGTTTGCGGTGATCCTTGAGTGTCTGATGCACTTGCAGCCATGCCACGGTCGTCACCTCCTTTCTGTGGTCGTTTGTTTATGGCCTGCTTTTGGTCGTCTGCCGGTCGTCCGGCGGTCAGGTTAAAATGGAAGGTCGCCATTGTCCTCGATCTCCGTGAAGTCGCCGGAGCCCTCAGAATAGCCCGGATCGGCGAAGTCGCCGCCAGAGCTCTGGCCGCCGTCCTTCTTGCTGTCGCAGAAGTGGACGGAGTCGACCGTGATCTCGACGGCTTTGCGGCGGTTTCCGTCCTTGTCCTCGTAGCTGCGGCTCGTGAGCTCGCCCTCGACGAGGACGAGGCGGCCCTTGCTCAGGTACTTGCAGACGAACTCGGCCTGTGCGCGCCATGCGACGCACTCGATGAAGTTGGTGATCTTCTTGCCGTCCTTGGTCTTGCGGCCGGTGTCGCTGGCGAGGGTGAAGCTGGTGATCGCCGTGCCCTGCTGCGTGTACCTGAGCTCAGGGTCGGCGGTTAGACGGCCTTGGAGGCCGGTGTGGTTATACATTAGGCGTTTCCTCCTTGCTGGTTATGCTGTGCGGCCGCATTGTCGAGGGACGTGCAGATCTCGTCGTACTCTTGGCGGGTCAGGGTGGCCGGATCCTGCTTTTTGTACTTCTCCACGATCCGGGCGTTGGTGCGCTCCTTGGTCATTCCTGCGGCCTCTGCCTTCTTGTAGAGGCGCGCGAGCTGCGCGTCGCTCAGACGGCCGGAGCCCTGCCCCTGACGGCCCTGTGTGGCCTGCTGGCGGCCTCCAGCGCCGGATCCTTTGCCCTGCGCGCCGAAGTCACTGTTGTCGGGGTCGTCCTCGCCTTGGTCGACGGTGAACTTCTCGAAAAGGTAGTATTTCAGGGCGTAGGTGTGTGCCGCGCCCTTGGCCTTGGCGGGGTCATCGTTCCAGCCGACGGCGTGGACGGTGGCCTCGATGGTCTCGTCGTCGTTGTCGAGGTTCAGCCAGCGGATCGTCAGGTCGGCCTCGTAGAGGAACATGAGCTTGTCGCCGTTGCGTGTCTTGGTCTGCATGGTGATCCAGTAGACCGGGTCGCCGTTCTCGGCGTGGCGCGTGGCCTGCTCGCTGATGACGTCGAAGTCGACGCCGAGCTCGTTCATTATGGGGGTGATCTTCTCCCACACGTCGTAGATCTTGGCGTACTTGTAGCTGACGCCGTCGCTGTGCTGCTTCTTGACGATCTCCGGGCAGGCTTTCCGCATTTCGACGAGCTTCTGCCGGAGCGTCAGGCAGGCGGCTTCAGGAGGGGCCGCAGCAGCGGCCGCCTCTGTTTTCTTGGTTTCTGCCATATCGGTGCCCCCTTACACGTCGACCGTGAAGATGCCCGGGGTCTCGTAGACGGTGACGCCCTCCACGATCTCGCCGGTCTCGGTCAGGGTTGCGATGTCGCCGGTGTAGCTGAGCAGCTTCTTCAGATCGGCCCAGCAGGTCGACTCCTCGACCTTTACGAGCTCGCCGTAGCCGTTTGCCTTGAGCCACGGCACCAGCTTGGTCTCGTCGAGCTTGGTCTTGGTTGTGCCCTTCTTGAAGGTCAGGGTGCCAGAGAGGAGGCGGTACTTCTCCGTCGTCTTGGTCTCCTTGTGGGGGACGGTGGCGAAGAAGTCGGCCAGACAGCTCGTGAGGTACGAGGTGCCGTTCTCCATGCGCTTGCGGGCGGCGGCGACTTTCTCGTTGATGGCCGCGATCTGCTCGTCGGCCAGAGCCTTCAGACGGTCGTACTCGCTGCGCTCGTCTGCGATCTTGCGGATGGCCCAGTCGGCACAGCGGTCGTCGGTGATGCGGAACGGGGCGCGCTCGCCCTCTGCGACGGTGCCGAGGTCGACCTGCTCCAGCTCGTCCAGCGTGGCAGCAGGCAGCAGCTCGGCCTCCTGCGTGGTGGCGGCCTCTGTGTCTGCCTGCTCGGCAGCGAGGGCCGCGGTGGTCTTATCGCTCATTGTTGTGCTCCTTTCTTTCGGTGACGTTGAAGGTGAGCATCACGCCGCAGGTGACAGGGGTGACGCTCTCGAGCTCGAGGTCGCGGCCGCTGCGGAGGTGCAGGGTCTCGCCCGGCTTCATTTCGGTGAGGTGTTTCATCTGGTACTCCTTTCTGCAAAGAAACGGTGCCCGCCTTCCTCGATGACGAAGATCTGACTCTCGTGGAAGTCGCTGGTCACGAGGGCGGGGTTGTAGAAGTAGAGGATCGGCTCGTCCACGACGGTCTCACCTCGGTCGAACACGGCCGCGACGGCGTCCTTGACGCGCTGTGTGGGATCCGGCCGGCTCTTGGTGTAGCTGTAAAGGACGACGGCCTCAGAGGGGTCGACGCCGCGCTTCTCGGCTGCGTTGAGGATGCACTGAGCGACGAGCATCTGGCCCTCGAAGGACTCCCCGCCGGCCTCGGCCATGACCACGCGCTCGACGACGTCGCGCTCGGCGTCGGTCAGAGGGTAGCGCACGGCGGGCTCGGTCGGCTCCACGGTCTCAGCGGCCGGTGCGGAGGTGTCCGGGATGTATGTGCCGACGGTGGTGGTCGGCGGCAGGATGTTGGTCTCCTGCTTGCTGCCGGTCGGGGTGGTGAAGATTGCCACAGAGATGCCGCCCAGCAGAAGGACGGCAGCGGCCAGCGTGGCAGCTCTCAGGGCTTTCCTCTTGGCACGGCGGCGCCGGCGTGTTATACTTGCGGTGCGGGATCCGTATGCTGGCAGGCTGCTGGATCTTCTCGCATGGGTCGCCCGGTCGCAACGGGCGGCCCTTTCTTTTGTGGTTTCCATTGGTTTCTCCTTTCACTGAGCCCGTGCGACGGTCAGATCACAGAGGGCGTGAGTGAGGTCGCTGAACTCGGTCTCTCGGACGGTGTCAGCGGTCAGCAGCACAAGGTAGTCGTTGTCGTAGTAGTCGATCTCGGGGTGCCGCTGCCGGTTTACTTCGTTTTTGTGGCGGGCGTAGGGCTCGGCACGGTTCCAGACGTCGTCAGGGATCCAGCGGTCGAGGCGATCCTCGACGCGCTCGCGCAGCTCCTCGCTCGTGATCGTGATCTCCGGGCTCATGCTGTCACCTCCGCGCCACGCGGGCCGGGAGCGTCTGCTCCGGGCGAGTCAGGCCCTTGCTGAAGCTCTGCGGCTCATATCTGACGCCCACGATCCGGCGGCCGCTGACGCCGTACTTGGGGTTGTAGCCGAACAGGTTGACGTAGCTGCCGAGATCCTCGCGCTCGTCGTCCATCGCCTTCAGCACCTCGAACAGGGCCAGCACGTCGTCGATGGCGCGGTGGCTGTTCTGTACCTTGCCGGTGAGGTCGTAGGCGATGATCGCGTTGGCGAGCTTGTGCGGGTAGGCCCTGCGGTCTTTGTAGACCGTCAGGCTGTCCAGCCAGTCGATCCGGCCGACCTTCTGGCCGCGGAGCAGGCCACGGAGAAAACAGGCGTCAAACTGTGCATTGTGGGCGATCATCAGCGTCGGGCCGTTCTGCATGAGCTTGGCGATCTGGCCGGCTGCCTTGACCGGCTGCACGCCCTCGGTCTGGAGCCGCTCGTCGGTGATGCCGGTCAGGCTGACGATGTTCTCCGGGAGGGTCTCGCCCTCGGGCAGCTTGATGAAGGTGTCCATCTTGCCGGCGATCCGTAGGCTGCCGGTGGCCGTGCGCTCCACGCGCAGGGCGGCGAGCTCGATGATCTGGTCGTTGTCGAAGTCGAGGCCGCTGGTCTCGGTATCAAACACGACGAGGGCCTTGTAGCGGTCGAACAGGGTGGAGAGGTTACTCATGCCGGGCCTCCTTCTCGCGGGTAGCTCTCAGGGTGCCGAGCATAAACGAGAGGGCCGTGGTCAGTTGATCCTCGGTGGCGAAGGTGCCGCCGAACTGCTCGGCCAGCGCCGCGATGATCTCGCCGGCGTGCTCCGGCGTGACGTCGTCTGTGGCTTCGTCGTCCTCGACGGAGATCAGGAGATCGGAGTCCAGATAACAAGCGGGGCGCAGGCCGCTGAGGCCGTAGTAGGCGTAGTACCCGTCCAGAGTGCCATCGGTGCTGACGTGGCGGGCGAGTGACTCGTAGCCGTTAGACTTCGTGCTGAAGGCGGTAGACAGCCACCACCAGTCGTCTGCGTTGGGGATGACGTCGCGGTTGCGCCGGTACTGGTCGACCGTCAGCAGGAAGATGGTGACGGTGCAGGTGCCGTAGTCCTTCAGGCCGTCGTCGGTGGTCAGGTCGAGCTCCGTGGTCAGGAAGGCGTTGGGGCCGTTCACGTCCTCGAGCAGGTTGTCGAGGTAGGCGCCGTTGAGGTATTCCTTGCTGCTGGCGACGGCGAAGTTGTTGCAGTTGCCCTCGTCAAAGGCTCGGGTCTCGATGATGTCCTTGCTCAGGCAGAGGGCGCGGCCGTCGTCGTTTTCCAGCAGGATCCAGCTCTGTCCGGCATAGTCGAAGGCCGTGCCGCGGGCGGCGTTCTTGAGTGCGATTTTTTTCATAGGGTTGCTCCTTTCGTTCTCTGCGGCCGAGCCTTCTGGCTGGCCTGTATGTTTGGCAGGGTCTCGCCGGCGCGGAGCCGGCTCTCACAGTGCGGGCAGATGTAGCCGGTGCGGGGGATTTTCTGGTAGATGCTGACGTTCCAGTCGAGCCCGCAGCCGACGCACTTGGCTGTCATGGGCCTCCACCTCCTTCCGCAGCCAGAGCCTCGAAAACATAGCGCCGGATGCGGTTGCGGTACTTCTTCCGGGTTCTGGCTTTCTTTGCGTGAGCTGCGAGGTGCAGCCACTTCGGCGGCACTCCGATGGCCTTGGCCGATGCCTTCCAGAGCTTTTTGAGGGCAGAGAGCACGGCGTTGATGACCGGCTTCAGGGCTTCGGCCAGCTTGGCGGCGATTTCCCGCAGAGCGTCGGCCAGCTTCTCGAAGGCTTCGCGGGCCTGCTGCATCTTCTCACGATCGGCGAGCGTCATGCTGCCGTCGTAGACGTAGGGGCTCAGCTCGTCGTCGCCTCCGTCGGCCAGACGCTCACAGAACGGGAGGCCGGCAGCTTCGGCAGCCTTGCGGCCCTCCTCGAGGGCGTCCCGACCTTGCGTGACTTCGCAATAGTCCGCGAGGCGGTTGCGGCCGCCTTCGTAGTGCCAGCGGATCCCGGCGGCGATCTCGTCGATGGTCATGTCCTCACCGAAGTGGCCGCAGTAGTAGCCGTTGACGATGACGGCGTCCGGGTCTGCCTTCAGGATCCCGATGGCGTCGTTGAGGTCGTTGGTCTCCCACTCGCCGTTCCAGATGTCGCTCCAGATCGTCAGGGCGTTCCACGAGCGGCCGGTGCGATACACGATTGTCCAGCCGATGCCGTCGCGGATCTCTGCGGCGAAGTCTCGGGCGATGTCTCTCAGTGCTGCCATGCTGGCGCCTCCTCTCTGGTGATGTGCACGACGGTGACGAGGTCGTCGATCTCGTGCTTGGTGGTGTAGGTGTCCCGCTCGTCGAGCCCGATGTGCCGCAGCAGCGTCTCGGGCCCGTCCAGCAGGAAGGCGGTGACGGCCACGGCGTTCAGCCGGTAGACCGTGACCTCTACGGTGCAGCGGGCGCCATCCTCGTCCAGCGTGGACGGGAATGAGGCCCGGCAGATGGGGCTCGCTTCGTATCTGAAGGCGGTCGCGCGGCTCTCGCCGGTGATGATGTCCTTCACGAACTCCTCGAAGGCTTTGCGGGGGATTGAGCTGCGGTACTTGTCCAGCGTGACGTCGGCGAGCTGCCGGATGGCTTTGGTGTTCATGGTTTCATCTCCTTCGCCTTTTCATAGAGCTCTTGGCGGCGTTCCTCGGTTATGAGTCCGAGCTGGCGGGCCATATCGAGGGAGCCGATGAACGACCAGTACCACGCGACTCGGCCATCCTCCTTGGAGGAGGCGGCGATCATGCGCCGGGTCTCCTCCATCATTGAGGCGAGGAGCGTCTCGACATTCTGGTTGGCGTCGCTCCACTTCGCTCCGCAGCTCGGGCAATACTGGAAGGGCGGGATGAACTTGCCACAGATCGGGCAGTCATCGCCCTCATTGATTTCGTAAAGGTCGACGGCGTCGCCTTTGGGATCATCGGAGTCGTACAAGCCGTTCCCGCCGATCGTCCCCTCGGTACAGTTGAGCAGAACGGCATACCAGCCGCTCCACTCGCCCCCGCCCTCGAGCCGGAGGAGGTCACTGACTTCCTCCAGCGTCAGGCGGCCCCGGCGCTTCAGGATCCTGACGATCAGCCTGTCGTGCAGGTCGTAGGTTCTTTCGATGCTGATGCCCTGTTTCATGTGTCTCACCTCCTTAGCTCCAGTAGCCGTGCAGCAGGTCTTTGATGACGTCGCGGTAGCTGCTGGCGTGTGTGAGGCACTTATTGGAGGGCCGGAACTCCGTGCCGTGCTTCGCGCAGTTGTAGACCTCGCGGGCGTACTCGATGCGCTCCTGCTCGAGGCGTGTGCTGTACTGGTGGAGAAGGCGCACGAGCGTGGCATTTTTGGCGATTTGCCCGGCATTCTCGATGATGGCCTTCTGGATCCGCTCGATATACACGGAGGAGAAGGTGGCGAGGTCGGCCAGAAGCTCGTCCGAGATTTCAGCCGGTTCGGTGGGGCGCTGGATGGCAGAGATCCGAGCGTTCAATGCCGCGATTTCCTCGTCCTTCTTCTCGATGTCAGCACGGGCAGCCTCGAGGGCTTTCTCGCTCGCTGCGAGCTTGTCGACGAGGCGATTGTAGCCGAGCTCGGCCTCGATGCGCTTCGCCTCGGCACTCTCGAGGCGCTGCTTCATGCTGCACGCAAAGTCGTTTTTGATGTTCTCCTCGGCGTCCTCGAAGCATCCGGCGAAGGCTGTGGCGAGGTAGTTGTCCGGCCCGAGGGTGTCCACGATGGCCCGGATCTGGTCGAGAGCATCCCGCTCCTGCTGTTTGCTGGCCGGGACATTCTCGGCCGCGACGATGACGTCGGTGATGGTGGCGCTGCTGTGGCGGTAGATCTCGCGGAAGTCTTTGCGGGCCTGCTTCTCATTGGCGGCCGTGATGCGGTCTTTGCCGGTGCTGCCGTTCTCTCTGGTGAATGTGATCTCGTAGGTGTTCATGGTGGTCTCCTTTCGTCTTGGCCCGGCCGGAGCCGGGTGTCTTGGTGGTGTCGAGTCCCTGAAAAGCAGAAACACGACCGCCGGATCGCTTCAGAGAGCAGCGCGGAGGGGGTGCGCAGCTCGTCCATTTTCAGCGTCGGGGTCGTGTGATCGTTTTCATGTTGGGCTCTCCTTTCTTCGGCCCGGCGCTGCCGGGTGTTCTTGGCTACTGTGCGGCCGGTGCTCGTTTACCTCTGCGTTTGAAGCTCTCACGCAGCCGCCTCTCGGCGAGCTCTGCGCTGTACCCTTCGCGCTGGTTGGCGTCCAGCGCGCCGGTCGCGCCTCGCTGGAGCTCCTTGTAGATCGTGGTGTGGTGGACGCTCAGGCGGGCCGCGATGTCGACCGGCCGATCTCCGAGCAGATGCCACGCCTCGATCTTCTTCCTGTCCTCGAAGGTCAGGTAGCGGTACTTTCCCGTCAGTCTCACCTCCGTCCTATGGGGTTGTAGTAAAGAAAAAACGCACAGCCGACTCAGTTGAGTCTCTGTGCGTTTAATGATAATGGACAGCCAGCCATTTGTCAAGAGTAAATGCACAAAAAAGCAAAAATATTTTTTATGAGGCCAGAATGAGGGCGATTTCTTCCCGGAAAAGCTGCTCGGAGCACAGATAACCGAACATTTTGCGGGGGTAGTTGTTCAGCCAGTCCTCGATCCGCTTGGTCTCCTCGTAGGAGATCGTGCTCAGGTCGGTGCCCTTCGGCAGGTGCCGACGTATGAGGCCGTTTTGGTTCTCATTGGATCCGCGCTCGCTCGGCCGGTACGGGTGGCAGTAGTAGACCTCGGTGCGAGGGCCTCGGCCGGTGATGCTGCGCTCGATCCCGGCGGCGTCGGCAAACTCGCAGCCATTGTCGCAGGTGATCGACTGGAAGATCAGCGGGAACACTTTGGAGCCGACTTTCTTCTCGAGGGTGTCGAGGGCAGCGACGACGCTGGCGCTCGTCTTATCCGGCGAGGGGATGATGATCTCGCGGCGGGTCTTGCGCTCGGTCATCACGATGTAGGTGTTGCTGACGCCTTGGCAGCTCTCGACGCTGTCCATCTCCCAGTGACCGAAGGTGCTGCGGTCGTTGATGTGCTCAGGGCGATCCTCGATACTCCGGCCGGCGGGCTTGCGGGGCATGGATCCGGCCGGGCGCTCCGGCTGGTGGCGCTTGCCGTGCTGCGGCAGCATGGAGACGGTCAGCTCGTCGCCGAAGATCTCGCCGCGGATGTAGTTGTAGGCGGTGCTCGCGCAGATGTGGGTCTTGAAGGGCCAGCCCTTGACCTCGGCCTCACCGATCGCGGCCTCCGGGCTGTACTTCTCGTCGCGGATCTTGGCGATCAGGTAGTCGGCCAGCTCGTAGTCGTTGCCGATCTTCAGCTCCGGCCCCTTGGCGCGGAGGTTGGCCTCATAGCGGGCCTGTGCGCCTTCGGGGTTGTATCTGGTCTCGGTGGTGTAGTCGCTGTTGAGGTGCTCATAGGTGCACCGCTTCAGCTCCCGGTAGATGGTCGTATGATGGACGCCGAGCTCTTTGGCGATGTCTGTCGGCTTCATTCCTGCGCGGATGAAGGCGTCGAGCTGGATGCGCTTGGTCGGCGTCAGATGGCTCCAGTGCTGTCCCATTGTGTTCCCCTCCGTGATAAAAGAAAAGGGGCGGCCCGCCGGCCGCCCCTTCTGTGTGTCAGTGTTCCTCGTACTTTTTCAGGAGCTCGAGCGTCTCCTCGTCTGTGATGATGTCGGCCAGCCTGCACTCCAGCGCGTTGCAGATCTTCAGCAGCGTCGGCAGCTTTGCGCCGTTGATGTCCCGGGCGCCGCGCTCGTACTGCTGGAGCACCTGCACCTTGATCCCGGCCAGATCGGCGAGCTGAGACTGAGACAGGCCGGCAGCCTTGCGGAGCTTTTGCAGCCCTTCGCTTTTGTAGGTCACTTTGATCGAGATGTCCATGTTGTTCCTCCCGCTTGACTTTGCCGTGGTTTCGTGGTTATAATGAAAAGGAACGGCGGGCGGGATTTTTCCCGCCGTCCTTCGACCTTACTGCTTGGGCTTTTGGTTCGGCTTTATTGTGATCGTAATGGTGGCAACCTGTTCACACTTTAGAGCCTGTTCCAGCAGCTCGAGCAGTTTTTTCATCTGCTCAGCATCCACGGCTTTGCCTCCTTTCCGCGGTTTTGTTCTCCTTTCTTTCTGTACTCGGCTATCCCTTGCCTGTGATTATATTATAGAGCATTTGCTCTATAATGTCAAGCATAATTCGGCAGATTTTCAACATTTTCCCGCGATTTTCCACGAAAAAAAGCCGCACGGCGTCGCTGCCGTGCGGTTTTCTCATTCTTTCCCGAGCAGGTGGTTGATGGTGGTTCCGAGAGCGGTCGCCAGATAGTCCAGCTCGTAGTCAGCGACGACTCGGCTGCCGTTCTCGATCCTGCTGATGACCTTCTGCGTGACGTCCAGCCCGATGATCTGGAGCTTGTAGGCGAGCTGTTCCTGTGACAGGTTTGCCCGCAGCCGCTCCTCCTTGACTCTCTCCCCGGAGATGTTGCACCTGCCGTCTGGTTTGTATATCTTCGCAGCCCTCGCCTCCCTTTACGCTAAAGATGACTATGCAATATTGACTTTACCAGTTTTGGCATGGTAATATTATGCCAAAGATGACTAAACACTAATAAATACAAAGTCATCAGGAGGAGGTACTGCATGGGGCTGTTTAGCTTTCTGAAGAAAAAGGAGCCAGAGCCGGCTCCTGCGATCACGGCCACGATCCACGCTCAGACCGTAGAAGTGAAGCAACGGACGCGCGGCGAGCTCCCGCTTGCCGAGATCGGCGGCTATGTGAGCCCGTCCGGCGGTTTTGTAAACTATGGGCGTTTTTGCGTTACTGGTATGAACTCCAGCACGGGGAGAAAAAACACGAAACGATATGAGGCACAGACCGAGGCTGACGCCAGAGCTGCGGCTGCGGATGATGGCCTCGTTGAGCCCATGACTGTGCAGGTGGAGCCGCAGATCCTGCCGACCGATCGGCAAATGGACTACGCGCTCGAACTCGAGGCCATGCTCCCCGACGGCGTATGCAAGGAGGACGTCAGCGCGATCATCAGTAGGATCACCGACGAGGACGAGGCTGCACCAGATCCCGGCCTTTCGTTGTATGCGCACGCCTGCGGGGTGAAGTTTTCGCGCTTTGTCGGTGAAAAGGCTCTGCTTTCGTATATGGTCAGCCAGATGCACGGAGCCGCTCGGGGCGAGTTGTATGCTTATGCCGTTTACCGGCAGGAGAGCGGTGGAAGGTTCAGCGATCCGCGTAGTCTTTCGGTGTATGAGTTTCTGCGCAGTTGCGGGGCTGAGATTGCTGAAGATCCTGCCCTGCTGAAGTCTCTGGAGGATCGTGATGTCTATGACTTCGCAGGCCCGAACAGAGGCACGAAGGTTTACAAAATGGCCGCCGCCAGATTGAAGCAGTGTGGGGCCCTATAAAACAGGAAAAGCCCGCCCGGGATCTCCGGGCGGGTTTTCTTGTGCTGTGAAGTTGCGGATCAGCGTGCGAGTGCTGCGTTGACGGCCTGCTGGATGGCGTTGTAGTCGTAGCCGGCGGCCTCGAGGCGCTTCTTGCGGTCTGCGCCGTTACCCCACTTGCCGGCGATGACTTCCTTGGCGATCTCGGCGTTGGTTTTCTTGGGGGTCGCGGTTCCCGGGATCTTGATCTTCTGGCCGACTCTGATGATGTTCGGGTTGGCGATCCCGTTGTACGCCGCGAGCTTCTGGTAGGTCGTCCCGTACTTGGCCGCGATCTTGCTCAGGGTGTCGCCGGCGACGACCGTGTAGGTCACTTCGCTGGTGGTGCTGCCGCTCGGCGTCTGGCTGCCTGCGTTGGCGTTCCCGGGCTCTGCGTCGTAGGCCGGGCGGCCATAGCCGACGATGTAGCTGTCGCTCAGGTAGTAGGAGCGGCGGGCCACTTGGTCGGAGGTGTTGCCCTCGATGGTGTAGACCTTGCTGCCGTCCACCTTCTCGACGAGGCCGGTGTGGCTGACGTTGCTCTTGGAGTGCGCGGTGCTGAAAAAGATCTGGTCGCCGGGTTTGGGATCCTTGGCGTGATAACGGCCCTGCTTCTCGTAGTACATGAGGGAGTAGGTGCAGCCGGCGCCTGCGGATCTCTCGGGCTGGCAGAGCAGGCGCAGCGCGTCCGCATATCCGAAGGCGGTCAGCATACACCAGTCGACGAACATATCGCACCATGCGAAGCCGTTTTTCTTGCCGTTGTACCACTTCGGGTACTTCTCGTCGAAGTCTCTGGCGTACTTGGTATAGTTGGCGCTGCCCGCGTTGGCGGTCGGGTTGTCGAGCTGGCTGTTGCTCTTTTTCTCGTGGTAGCCGATCTCTGCCGCAGCGATGGCGAGAACGGCCGATGCGTAGCATTTGCTCATGGTTTTACCTCCTTAGCTGTAAAAAAGAAAAAGGGCGGGCCGGAGCCCGCCCCTCTCCGTCATTCGATAGTCAGGCCCTCGGTGTTGAGCTGCTTGACTGCTGCCTCGATCGCGTTGATGACGCTCTCCTCGTCGACCTTGAAGCCCTTCTGCTTCAGGAAGTCGATGACGTACTGCTTCTTCTCCTCGCCACGGCCGGCGCCCTTGTAGAGCTGCTCAGCAGCAGCGACGCCGATCTTTACCCACGCGGTCAGCTCCTTGCGCTGTGCCTCGGTGGTCTGGCTCTTGAGCCACGGGATCAGGAAAACGCTCACGCCGGCGCCGATCAGAGCGATGGCTGCGTTGACGATAGGGGTGATGTCGATGGTGTTCATCCTTTTGCCTCCTCATTGTTGAGAGTGTCCCCGGACGGATCCGGGAGCGGGTTGCCGTCGGCGTCGAGCCCGTGGCGGTTTCGGCTGATTTTCTCGCCGAGGCTCTTGCCGGCGTATGTGATTAGATAGCCGACGCAGGCGGTGAAGATGGTGCCGGTCAGCTCACCGACCGGGTCGCGCCCGAAGGCAGAGAGCAGCAGAGAGCTGGCTGCGCTGAGCGTTGCCACGCTGGCCGCCCAGTATGCGAGCTTTTTGCTCGCCTCGATTTTCTTTTTACGCTTGCGCCGGCGCTTCTTTGCGGCCATGCTGCTCACCTCCTTAGTCGATGATCGCGTGGATCCCCTGACTGGTGAGGAAGTCCTTCTGCGCGTGTTTGATTTTGGCAGCGTAGTCGAGGGCCGCGTGCATATCCCCGTTGCAATGTGCGTCAGGGATGCGCTGCACGGCTCGGGCCGTCGCCTCGCCGAGTGCGATGGCTGCCGACGTGCCCTGAATGGTGATGATCTGGAGATCTTCACGGGCACGCTCTCGGGCCGCTGCCTCTTTCTGCCGTTTGGCCTCCTCGGCCTCCTTTTGCTTCTCGCGCTTTTGGATCCTGTGCTCGAGCATCCAGAAGCAGAAGCCGGTCGCGGCCGTCGGGATCCCCAAAAGGACGACGAGCGCGCCGATGTTGATTTCGATCATTGTGTCACCTCATAAAAGCCGGAGGGCCGCAGGACGCGGCCCTCCTTGTTGTTGGGCTTATTCCTCGACGTCGTCGAAGTAGCCCATGTCGACGAGATACTTGTGCACGCGGGCCTTCAGCTTCGCGGGGACGTCGTCCTCGGTGATGCGGCCCATGATGATCTCGCCTGCATACAGACGTACCAGCATTTCACGCTCCTCCTTTCCTGCAATTTTCAATAATAGCCACGCGAGGGCCCGGGCGATCATTCGGTCGCCCCTTCCTCCGCGGTGCCGGCGTTTGCGGCTGCCTCGATGGCAGCGATGGCGTCCTCGACCTGCTTGCGCAGCTTCTTCGGGACGTCGTTGATGGTCATGGTGGAGCCTTCGCGGGTCAGCTCCTTGACGTACAGCTCGACGATCTTGCTCATGCTGTTACCTCCCCTCCGTCGCCGTAGACCACGTCGGCCAGCTCCATGATGCAGCCCTTCAGCAGCTCGATGGTGTCAGCCTGCTCGGCGATGGTTTTGTCCTTCTTGGCCTCTGCGGCCTGTTTCTCGTTCAGCTCTTTGATGCTGTCAGCTCTGTGCTTAATCATGCAAAGTTACCTCCGATCGACTGGATGTAGCAGGTCTCCGTAGCAGAGCCGCGGAGCAGCTTGGCCTTAACCTTGACGCCCCACGCTGCGGCCGTCTTGGTCTTGTTTGTGAAGTAGTGCTTCTGGCCGGCTCTGACCTTCTGCGTGATGTCCTCCCACGTCGGGCTCGCGTCGTTGCCGTTGTTGCAGATCCAGACCTGAAGCGTGCAGCCGGCCGGGAAATTGCCCTGAATGTTGACGAGGGCCTTGGTCGGCATGGCGTCGGCCTCCATAGCGAGGGTCTGCTCGAACTCGACGGACGTGACGGCCTTGGTGAAGGTCAGCGTGCGGGTGACGCTGGCGTCCTTGGCGTCGGTCGCCACGATCTTCAGGGTGTGGCTGCCGTTCACGACCTTCAGCCACGCCTCGGAGCCGATCGTCAGCGTGTTGGTATGGCCGAGGGTCACGGTGTAGCTGCGCAGCGTGACGCCGTCCAGCATCTCCACGACGTCGACCTGATGGCCGTCTGCGTCGGTGACGGTGTACTCGTAGGACGGGGCCGCCGTGCTGAAGCTGCCGAGGGCGCCATCCGTGCCGCTGATGACGGGCGGTCGGTTATTGGTGACGGTGCGGGTGACGCTGGTGGTGTACGCACTCTCCGCGCCGGCGGCGTCGTATGCCTTGACGCGGTACTGCACGCTCGTCCATCCGTAGGTGATGGCGTCGGTGTAGCTGCGCGAGGATCCCTTGTAGATCTGCGCCCATGTGCCGCTCCCGACCTTGCGCTCCAGAACGTAGCCGGAGAGGTTGCCGTCGGGGTCGGTGGAGGCCGCCCACGAGATGCTCAGGTTCTCGCCGCCGAGCACTTCGCTCGGGACAGTGATGGACGACGGTGCTGTGGGCGCCTGATTGTAGATCACTGTATAGCATCCATCCGAGTCGACGGAGTCGGAGATCAGGAGATCAGAGGACAGATTACAAGCGGGGCGCAGGCCGCCGTAGCCGCCGCAGGCGTCGTTCCTGCCCAGAGTGCCATCGGCGCGGACGCGGCGGGCGTTGAGGGCCGAGCCGGCATAGGCGTCCCGCAGCCAGTAGTACCACGCGGCACCAGAGCCCGGGTTGCTGGAATAGTTGGAATTGGCGACGCAGGAGGCCGTCACGGTGGCGATGCGGCTGTTGTTGTCGCTGAAGATCGCCAGCTTGCTGCCGCAGACGTGGTCGCCGCTCAGGCCGACCTCAGTGCAGGACAGGGGGAAGATCTTGTCCGTGCAGGTCTCCGTCCCGCCGCCGTCTGTGGAGCTCTTGCCGACCGTGATGGTGGTGTTCAGCAGAGCCGCCCGCTCGTTGGCGGTGAAGGCGTTCAGAAAACCGGCGAGGCCACTGTACGGGTTGACGCCGTTCCAGACGTGTGAGGAGTCCGGCGTCTGGTCTGCGGAGTGCTGTGCGGTGTACCACTGGCCGGCAGCCGCGGGGCTGTTGAGCCACTGGCGCAGGTTCGAGTAGATGTAGCGGTTGTTGCCGTAGCCGCGGCGGTCGCTGTTGCCGTTACTCGGTTCTGTTGCGTCGAAGCACAGCATCTTGATGATCTGGTTGGTCACGAGCGTGACGCTGTTGGAGGGGTAGCCTGCGTGGTTCTTATCGGCCACGATCCAGACGATCGGGCTGCCGTACAGGCTGCCGAACTTGACCTTCGACTTGTTTGCAAGGTTGCTCAGTTTTTGGGCCATGAGTTGTGTCTCCTTTCGGTGATGATTTGAGCTCCGGGAAATAGCTGAAGAAATAGGTGTCCATGTTCTGCCGCAGGTGGTAGGTGTTGCCGTGTGAGATGTGGCCCGTCCAGCTCGCGTAGGATTGCACGACGCTGTCGAGTGTCATCTTGCCGGAGTCCACCAGCCCGCGGAACTTGCGGATCTTGCGCTTCATGTTGTCGATGCTCTTGGCTCGCACTTTCCTCACGACCTTGCCAGTCTGCGTGAGGTAGGTGTGAAAACCGAGGAAGTCGATGCCGTTCTTCAGCGGGAGGATCTGCGTCTTGCCGTTCAGCCGAAGGCCGAGCGGCTTGATGTACGCCTCGATCTCCTTGAGTATCTGCCGGAGCAGCAGCTTGTCGCTGTGGATGATGTAGAAGTCGTCCATGTACCTGCCATATACGAGGCCACGGTCATCCCTCAGCCAGTGGTCGAAGGCGTCCAGATAGAGCAGCGCGAGCAGTTGGCTCGACTGGTTGCCGATCGGGATGCCGGGGTCTGGCGTGCTGTCGATTATGAGCCACAGCAGCCACTCAGCGAAGTCGATCAGCTCGGGATCCTTCAGCCACTTCAGGGCCCGGCGGGCCGTTTCGTAACAGTAGGAATGGAGCAGGGTGTAAAAGAACTTTGAAAAATCGCCCTTCAGTACCCAGCCGTCGGCGTAGTCCCACTCGTTCATCGGCCGGGGCGGCAGGCCGGCAGCCTTGCGGGCTGCTTCGTCTGCTGCCTTTCGGCTGAAGAAATAGTGGCGCATAGCCGCAGCCAGACGGTCGAGGCCGTCGTGGGTGCCTTTGCCGATCTGGCCGGCGTAGTTGTCCCGGATGAAGCGCCGGGAGAACGCCGGCTCGAGGACGTTGTCGCAGAGCGAGTGCTGGACGACTTTGCCCTCGAAGTCGATGGCGAGGACGAGCCGCTCCTTGGGCTCGTACACCTTGAAGGGGTAGTAGGGCCCGAAGGAATAGTCGCGCCGCTGGAGTCTCTCAGAGAGGGCGACGGTGCGCTCGATGGCCTCCATGCGGTAGCGCATGGCGGTCGGGTTGTCGCGCTTTCCGCAGCGGGTTTTGTGGTATGCTTTGTAGAGCGCGATGGTGCTGTTTACGATATTCTCCATTGAAAAGTCTCCCCGCCGTGTATAGCTCCGGCCACGCTTTGCGTGCGCCGCCGGGGGCATCGGCGGTCTTGTGTTTACCCATGACCGGGCCGGTCAGACGGCCGCGGCTGCGGGAGGGATATGCCTTCCTTGGATGATGGGGCACAGTGTTCGCCGTCCGTCTCCGGGCGGTTAATAAGTCGGGCGATCCATCGAAGCGGGGCGCAGGCCGTTGTTGCCGTTGTAGGCGTTGTTCCTGTTCAGAGTGCCATCGGTGTTGACGTTGCGGGCGTTGTTGGCCGAGCCGGCACGAAAAAACAAGGCATACCCCGAGGGCCGCCTCACTGGTGACGCTTCTGCGCGTCCAGCTTGGCGGCCCTCTCTTTATCGGTTTTGTACCATTTGGCGGTCTGGTTCTTCACGCCGGCCGCCATCTTCGCCCAGGATGCAAAGGCGTCATCGCTGAAGCCGCTGAGGATCTCATGCGCGAGCTCGATGTGGTGGATCAGCTTTCGGCAGTTGCGAAGCGCCGACCGCTGCGCGCGATACCTGAGCTCACGCTCCTCGGGATCCGTCAGGAGCAGATCGTTGGCCTCCATCAGATCGGCGACGAGGTCGCTGGCCTCGTTCATCATCCTCTGTGCCAGACCGAGCCGCTCCTTCTTCGGGAAAACGGCCGGGTTTCTGGTCTTGATGTAGGTGTGTTTCTCGAGCTCCTTGGCGTCCGTGATGACCTGCATCTCGGGCAGTTTGTCACGGCCGAAGGGCGGGCGGCCTACATTGGCCCGCTCGTATGGCCGCGAGTGTCCGTTGCTTGCCGTAGTATCTCACCTCCTCGCCTTTGATTGTGACGCGGGCGCTGCTGCCGTCGTAGGTTTTGCCCTGAATGACGATGACGCCGTCCTCCCGCTTGCAGCAGGAGCAGGGCAGGGCCAGCTCGACGAACAGGTGCGCGATGATGCAGGAGGCTTCGGCCGGTGGGATTGGGGTGTAGTTGTAGCAGTTTCCCATCAGCACTCGAGCCTTTGAAGTGAAGCGTTCCAGACGCCAGACTTCAGCGTGATGCCTGTTAAGTCTGCGAACGTGATCTGGAACGGGTTGCTTGTGATGTCGCTGAAAACGGCGTCCCACAGCGTTGCGATCTTGCTGGTGTTCTGGCCGACCGCGTTGCTCAGGTCGTTGGCCGATGCCTCGGCAGCCTGCGCGATTGCGATGGCCTGCCGGGCGAGTGCCAGAGCCTCCTCGGCCGTAGCCTGCGCGCCGAGGACGATGGCCTTGTAGGTCTCGTAGTCCTCTTTGGTGGCGTAGGCGTCGGCGGGGATGTAGGCGGTCACGTTGGTGGCCGTGCCGATCGCGGTGACGATGTCGATGGTTTTCTCGACGATGGTGGCGCCGCCGGAGGGCGGGATCCACTCGGCCAGATCGCCGCAGTTGCCGTAGCAGTACAGCACCTCGCCGACCTCGGGATCGGGATCTTCGGCATAAAGGCCGAGCTCGCGGTAGTAGAAGCCATCGGTCTCGTCGCCGTTGGTGAAGATGCCGCCGACGGCCACGGTGCCGTCGCCGTTGATCTTCAGCTTTGTGATGTCGACGGTCGCCTTCGGGCTGACCACGCCGGTGAGGGTGCGGGGCGTCTGGCCCTCCTCGAGGTAGCCATCGCCGAGGACGATCTTGGTGTAGTTGATCTTCTGGCCGGCCACGCCCTTCGCCAGAACGATCAGGCCGGCGGTGGTGATGTCGTTGTTGATAAATGCAGCCATGTCTATCTCCTTTCCTTAGTCTGAGATGACCGCCGCGTCGGTGCCGATGCTGACGGTCTCGCGGTTGTTGTCGTGGACGACGGCCGCGTGGTAGATGTGGATCTCGTCGCTGCCCATGACGTGCACCTCTTGGGTGTGATCCCTGACGGCCATGCCGGAATAGAGGAACATTTCGCCGGTCATGCAGATCAGGATCGCGTCGAGCCACGAGCTGCGGCGCTTGACCGTCCGCAGCAGCTTCAGGAACAGGTCGAGGTTGCTGTTGACGAGGCTTGGGTTGTCGCTCAGCACCTTGAAGTGATGCGGCTGCCCGCCGTACTGATACCACTCCCTGACCTCGCCGGTGCCGAAGTAGTCGGCCACGATCTGCTCCACGGCGTATGGGGTGCCGAGTTTCGCGTAGACGCGGTCGCTGCTGCGGATGACGGCCCGCTTGACTGCTATGGGCGCGGTGCTGTCATACCACTGGATGTTCAGCTCCCACGCCATTTCGTCGAGCTCTGCATCGTTGAGCTGGTCGATCTTGTCCCACCTGCTCAGGAGCTTCAGGCGCGCATAGGCGTCGCGGCTGATGATGTCGCAGCCGGTGGCGAGGCCCTTGTCGCTGCCGTCCTCCTGCATCCACGCAGGCAGCAGCTTGACCATCTTGGTCTCATTGAGCCGCATTTACACCACCTCACTCTCGACCTTGTGGCTGACAGTCAGGTGGCCGCTGAACTTGGCGACTTGCGTGTCGTCGAGGGCCTTGTAGGTCGGCTTGACGACGTCCACGCGGAAGGCGCCGGTCAGGTTCTCGCCCCACGAAGGCGAGAGGATCCGCTTGCGGAGCTGGTCGGGGTTGATGTCGCGGCCGAGGGCTGCGACTTGCCACTCGTTGTAGCGGTCGATCGCGCCGCCGGTGCCTTCGACGTTGGCGATCACCTCGGCCTCGTTCTTCGGCGTGGTGTAGTACACGATCTCGATGTCGTAGGTCTCGACCTCCGGGGGCACGGCACTCACCTTGTCAGTGAGCGGCCGGATGTCCTTGGCGTTGACCACGTCCAGCACCTTCGTCAGCATGGCAGCGTCGGGGATCCCGCCGCCTTCCAGCAGGGGCACGATCTTGACGCAGCCCTCCAGCGTGCGGGTGATGATGATGTCGACGCTCTCGGCGGCCGAGAGGCTGCCCTTGAGCGTGATGGTCAGCAGGCCGTCGGTGTAGTCGACGGTGTAGTCCGTGTCCTTGACCGCCGCCGCGCTCTGCCCGTGGGCCTTCACGACGAGGGTGTCGGTCAGAAGTGTGCCGCCGCCCTTGAAGGCTTTGCCGTCGTAGACCGTGAGGGTCTCGCTGACGGTTTCCTTCTCGCTGACGGCCCTCGCGTCCACGATGGAGCTGTCTGCCGTCATTACCCAGTAGATATAAGCCTGTTCAGGGCCCGCGGTGGATCTCTTGGCGGGCGCCAGACGGATCCGCTCGCGGAGGCGGTTGTCGCCTTCGGTGGTGTAGGGCTCGCCGTCATCGCCTCCGGCCGTTTCGGTCAGATTGGTGACGGACTCGATGTAGGGGATCAGGTCGACGATGGTGGTGATCGTGCCGGCTGCGTAGCCGTTGAACTTCGTGCCGTTGCTCACGGCCGAGGTCGGCACCTCCACAGAGTAGGCGCCAGCTTGCAGCACAGCGATCTCGTCGGTTGCAAAATAGTTTTCGCTGTCCGGCGTCACCTTCGTCCACTTCGGAATGATGATGTTTTTCTCCTGCGGCATGGAGACAGAGAAGCGCATGGTCGTCTTGGCCGGTGTGCCTTCCAGTCGTTTCACGTCCTGTCGCTCGCCGATGGCGTCCAGCACCTCGCCCCTCGCATAGCGGAGGAGCGTCTGCCGTCCGACGTCGTTGAGGCTGTTGTAGAGGGCAACGAACACGGGCACGAGAGCCTCGCCGAAGATCCGGCGCTCGTCGCCCGGGTAGAGCGGCTCGCCGGTGCCCTTTTCGAGCTCGGTGATGATGGTCTTGTATAGGGTGCTCGCGTCTGTTGTGGTGAGTTTGATGTCCTCGCCGTAGGTGTTTGTCGCGTCGCTCACGCTGTTCACCTCCTTCATGTGATGTTGTCGATGCTGGCCCGCAGCTCGAAGTCTCCGGCCTGAGCGGTCAGAGCCTTCAGGTCGGAGTCACTGAGCTGCACGCGGGGCTCGTAGGTTTCCACGAGGAACTCCACGTCGGCGGCCAGATCGGTCGCAGCGGTTTCGCTCGGCTTGTCGATCAGCGTGCGGTCGATCCCCTTGATACGCTCATAGGGCACCTCCCCGCGGATGGTCTTGAGGAGGTTCTGCACACAGATCTCGGGCGCTCCGTTGCCGGATGCTTTCATGGGATCACCTCGCTTTACTTGAGCTGTGCGTTGTTGGGTTTCTTCGCAGCCTTGTCGCTGCTGGATGCTCCGACGGTGACGGCGCTCAGACGCCGGCCGACGCCGCCAGAGGACGAGACGCCGGCCGCGGACGAGCTTTTGCCCGAGCCGCCTGCGCCGGCCTTCTTGCTGCTGGCCTCCTCGGCGTATTCCGTCAGGTTGATCGTGATCTTGCCCTTCAGGATCCGGCCGAAGTTGTCGAGTGTGGTGTCTGAGAGGCTGACGCCGGTGAGCTGAAGATTGGCCGGGCCGAAGCGCCGGCCGGCCAGATAGAAGGGGGCGTACTGCCCGACCAGCGACGTCCACGACTCGAACTCTCCCCGGGCGTCGCCGCCCACGGCAGACGCCAGATCGAAGTCGAAGCTCATGCTTTGCAGCTTGAGCGCCTTGGTCTTGGTGGCCGGGGATCCGGCCTTGTCGTCGCTGTTTTCCGTGTCGAGCTCGACGCTGGAGGAGACGCCATTCAGGGCGGCGATCCTCTGGCTGGAGACGCCCCACGTCTTGCCGTTCCATGATGCCATGACGGCCATGTCTATCCCTCCTTACTGCGGGCCAGAAGTGCCGCCTCCCATGCTGTCGGTGTGGGTGTGGCCGGTCAGGCTGATGCCCGTGGCGATCACGTCTGCCGACGGGACGCTGATGCCCTTGTCCTGCATCGTGAGCGCGCCCTTCTTGACGGTGATGTCGCCCGGGACGATGCCGTCCCACTCTCCGTCCATGCGGGAGAGGATGATGCCGGTGCCGTCCTCGAACATAGCATAGGCGACTTCTGTTCCGGGGGTCAGGTTTCCCATCTCTCCGCGCAGATACCACGGGATCGTCAGCGGCCGTGTGACCATGCTGTCGGCGGTGCTCGGGAGCACTCTGGCCGTGGTTTTGTCGCCGTTCCTGTCGGCCTTTCCCTCCACGCTGGAGATCTTGCCCTTCTGGATCATTTGGTTGTTGCTGTTCATCAATATCCCTCCAGTGGCTTGCGGAGGTATAGCTTGCTCCGCGTCTTGACGTAGTCGTGCCGGATCCGGCTGATGAAGGCCGTGCCGTCCCACGACTTAACGCCCTCGGTCGCCAGCGTGACCACAGAGCCCGCCGCATAGTCTCGCAGCAGCGAGCCCGTCCAGAGGGTGCCGACGGTCGCGTTTTTGTTGGCGTCCCGGAGGAGGCCCTTGGCGAAGCGGTCGGCTTCGCTCTGGTCAGTCATGCGGAAGGGTAGGATCCGGCGCAGCACCTTGTCGCCGCCGTTCGGGGCTGCGAAGGTGCCGGTCAGACCGCCGTTGACGGCTTCGGCCGAGCCGTAGGCGTTGGTGCCCTCGTCGCGGTACTCGAAGTCATTGGCCGGGGTGATGGTGATGGTGTCGACGGGCTGCTGACTTTCCATGTACGTCTCGTCGTAGACGACCAGCTTGCCGTCATACACCAGAAACGCCGCGCCCTCGAGGGTGCAGCGGTTTTGAAAAAATGCGAAGTCTACGAGGTTGTTCTGCTCGACGTAGTCGTAGGTCTGGTCGGTGATCCCGTAGGTCTCGAGCGTCAGGCCGTGGCGGCCGGCGAGCTCCTGAGCCAGTTGCAGGAACTTGACCTTTTCCCACGATTTGCTCCGCTTATCCTTCGCAGACTGCGGGACGGAATAGGCCCGCAGGGTGATGATGCCGGACTCGGGGACGACGCTCTCGACGAACATTTTGCCCGTCTTGGCAGCGCCGTCCTCGATGGCGATGGTGTCACCCTTCTTGGGGTTCCACGAGTCCCACAGCTCGCGGGTGTCGTTGAGCTTGAGCAGCAGCTCGTCGCTCTGCTTTTCGGCGTACATATCGTGATAGCAGCGGTGGACGCTGATGTCCGGGTAGATGTCGACGCCTTCGTATAGGATTTTCACGGCGTCACCTCCTCCACGGCGGCAGGGTCTCCGGCGTCTCCACGGTCTCGACGATCGGGATCCGCACAGCCTCGCCGCCCTCGAAGATCAGCACGTCGCTGAGGTCGGGGTTGGCCTCGATGATGGTGCTCGCCATGCGCTCCTCGTTATAGGCGACGAGCGCGATGCTGTCGAAGGTGTCGCCGCCCTGCGCCACATAATCAATAAAGCCGACTGTCTGCTGTGACATAGGCGCCGCCCTCCCTTCTGCTGAGTGCCTCGAGGATGAAGTCGATGAACTCCGGCTCGAGGTCGCGGAGCTTTCGGATCAGGGCGTCCTCGTCGGTGTCGCCCTCGACCTTGATCTGAGGTGAGAAGGACAGGCCGCTCAGGTCATAGACCACAGCCGTGCCCGATCCGCTGCTGATGGGCTCGTAGTCGGCCTCGCTGGATGCGCCCAGCATCCGGCCAGCCTCGGCCCAGTAGGACAGGTTTTGCGAGCGGTACGCAGGGTTGAAGCTGATGACCGCCTCGGTCGGATAGCGCGGATCCTCGCCCGCGATGGACGGGCCACTCGTGAAGCCGCCGGTCGCATAGCCGGAGACGTTGGCGCTGCCGCCGCCTCCACCTCCAAACAGGCCCGCGATCTTGCTGATGACGCCGGAGCCGAAGCTGACAATCTTCGATACCCAGCCGACGATCGTGCCGAGCACGCTTGCGATGGGCTCCAGAATAGCCAGCAGGGGCGAGAGGAGCGGCATGATCGCATTGAGCAGGCTCACGACCGGGGGCAGCAGGGCCTCGATCAGTTGCATCAGCGGAGGCAGCA